CTATCAAAGTCACCTTCGGAAGCTGCAGCTCTCATTTTAGACGCAGACATTCCAGTGACCCCTTCGGCATCTGGATCACGTTCACCAGCAGATACTACCTTAATATCATCGAATCCGTAGTAACCGTGACGACCATCTACTCCGTTATATTGGTTTAATAGTTTATCAAATTCTGCAACACGGTCAGAACCAACAACCATTACAATTGCTTTGTGTCCTTTGTTGTGAAGGAAAACAGCGATATCAAAAACCATTCTAATCTTTTTATTTGCTTTTATATTTTTTGCATACTTAGGAAACATCTTTTTCATGTATGCAACTTTAAGAGCAAACGGTAATGGATCTTTCTTTGGGTTTTGTGATTGTGAAGGAAACACGTACATTACTGAACCAGCATTTTTACTCTGTTCTCTTGCAAGAGCATCAATAAGTTTTTCATGTCCAGTAGTTGGTGGATTAAATCTACCAAAAGTGAATATTGCTGTATCACCAGCTTTTTCTGTAATTACTTCTCTAAAACTACGCATTATGTGCCGCCTTCGCTTTTTTGACTCTTTCGATTTCATCTCTTTTTAATTTGATAACCATTTTTTTCGATATCTTATCAATCTTAGGGCCATATCTTTGCATAATTAATTGGTCAACTTTAACACGTTGTTGTAAAGGCATATCTCTGTATGTGGGATAAAATTTATCTCTATAAATCTGAATTGTTTTCTTTCTAGCAATTAACGCAAGTTTACCTGTGTCTCTTACTTTAAGAGCCATACGTTTTTTCTTTGCTTGAAATGCAGGCGACCTTTGCATTTTTGCCATGCGTCTAGCCATCTTTTTGCGTTGAACGACATTAACTGTCTTTTCTTCTAGATATTCTATAAATTTTTTCATTTATCCCATGCCTTTATAGCTGTGAAATTGTTAAATGAGAACTCCATACGGTCTACTAATTTAACTGCTCCACCACTCACTCTATCAATAGCAACATATCCTTCTGGGTTTGTAACTTTAAATCCATTTGAGGTTTTAATAAAAGTATCTGTCAAACCCTTAACACTATTTAGTTTTTTAACGATTTGCATCTTTGCATCTACTAATAAATTTTGAAATGTAATAACATATTCTAGATTACGTGTGTGTTTTTTGATTTCTCTAAGGTATTCTTTCTGTATGTTTGCGTACTTTTCTTTTCCCTTATCACTTTTTGCTTTGTCTATTTGTTTTTGGATAGAATCAAAAACCCACTGTTCGTAACCCTTTGCGTGTGTTTTTGGATTACTAATCTTTTGCCCAGCACGTACTTTGCTGTTATTATATGTTTTAAGTGAAGCGCCTGCAAGAGCTCCTGTCATACCATTTTGAACAACAAGGAACTTTCTCAAACCTGGCCCACTGATCTTCTGAAATGTTTTACCTACATTAGATAGGACAGCTGTAATTGCCTTTGTTTCTGCTTCATTAAAAGTTGCTTTACCAGATACATCTTTATAAGTTGCATCATCCATCCATACAGATGAAGTTTTTGTAAGTCCACTAATGTTTGCACCAAATGATGCTTTCATATCTTGTAATGTATCACCAGAATATGTGGTATGCCATACTACACCAATCTTAGAGGATTTCATTGTCTTACCTAAATCACTATCTACAGGAACAGCATAGACAATTGTATTTGGTTGGAATGTATAATACTTTGTTCCATCGATAGTCTCAGTATCCAAATCAGTATACATCAAGTCACCTTGAAGAACTCCCTTGATACCTAATTTAGAAAACTCTGCAAGTGCAACTTTGAATTTTGCATTTAAATCTCCAGACAAATCTGCATCTATCTCTGCACTTGTTTTATATAATTTAGGACTAACATTAAATAC